GTTATATAGAAAATTATGTTGGCCAAGTTACCGAAGGTGCATATGGTGATACCTATTTTCAAAAAACACTAGAAGACTGGGCTGGATTTAATATAAACAATAGAACAAAATTTGACGCAACAATTAGTTCTGGATTAGCTATTATGGCTTGTAATAAGAACAGGTATAGACCATCTGCTGAAAAAGCAATTAAGTCTGTGCCCCTAAGTTTTAAAAAATATAACAATAAAGGATATAGTTCAAAAATAATATAATAAATGGTTAATACTAATTACAACAGCTCGTTTCCCGATCAGGTGGTACCTAATGAGGAAAAGCAGACTTTAGAGTACGGCCTACAAGTTGCTAGAGCTATTGAAGGTGAATGGTTTAGAAATAACCGTGGTGGCGATAGATTTACTGCAAATTTCCAACAATACCATACGAGAAGACTATATGCTAGAGGTGAACAATCTATACAAAAATATAAAGACGAACTATCTATTAATGGCGATCTGTCTTATCTTAATTTAGACTGGAAGCCGATACCTGTTATACCAAAGTTCGTGGACATAGTTGTTAACGGCATGACAGATAAAGGTTATTCTTTAAATGCATATGCACAAGACCCTTATTCTACTCAAAAAAGAACGCAGTATACGCAAAACATTCTAACTGATATGTTTAGCGCAAACGAAATATTAGAAGCTAATAACGATTTTAATTCTAATTTCTTTTCTTCAGGTATGAACCAAGACACTCTTCCTTCCAATAAAGAGGAGGTTGAGTTACATATGCAATTGAGCTATAAAGACGCTGTAGAAATTGCGCAAGAAGAAGTTATAAATAACGTATTAGACAACAACAAATATAATTATATAGAAAAAAGAATTGTTGAAGATTTAGTTGTTTTAGGTATTGGCGTTTCAAAAACTTCTTTTAATAAATCAGAAGGTGTAAAGATAGAATATGTTGATCCTGCTAATCTAGTTTATTCTTACACAGAAGATCCTAATTTTGATGATTTATATTATGTTGGCGAAGTAAAACAGATTTTATTATCTGATTTAGCAAAACAATTTCCCTATCTTACCGAATCTGATTTAGCAGAAATACAAAAATACCCTGGTAATAATGATTATTTAAGAAACTATTACGGGCAAAATGATAACAATACGATAAGTGTATTATACTTTGAATACAAAACTTTTAATAAGCAGGTTTTTAAAATAAAAGAAACAGATCAAGGTTTACAAAAAGCTTTAGAAAAACCTGATACGTTTAACCCGCCTTCAAATGATAACTTTGAAAGAATAGAAAGAACAATAGAGGTCTTATATAGCGGAGCAAAGGTATTAGGCAAGGAAAAGATGTTATCTTGGCAAATGGCTGAAAACATGACGCGCCCAGTGTCGAACACAGCCAAGGTTAAAATGAATTATAGTATTGTAGCACCTAAAATTTATAAAGGTAAAATAAATTCATTAGTTAGCAGAATGATGGGTTTTGCTGATATGATACAGATTACACATTTAAAACTGCAACAGGTAATGTCTAGAATTGTTCCAGACGGTGTTTATGTGGATGTTGATGGGCTTGCTGAGGTAGATTTGGGCAATGGCACAAACTATAATCCAGCAGAAGCATTGAACATGTATTTCCAAACTGGTAGCATAGTAGGGCGGTCATTTACGCAAGATGGTGATATGAATCCTGGTAAGGTGCCTATTCAAGAGTTACAAACTTCAAACGGTCAGGCTAAAATTAATTCATTAATAAATACGTATCAATACTATTTACAAATGATAAGGGATGCAACAGGCTTAAACGAAGCTCGCGATGGCAGTCAGCCAGATAAAAATGCTTTAGTAGGCTTGCAAAAACTAGCAGCCGCAAATAGCAATACAGCTACTAGGCACATTCTAAGAGCTATGATGGCTATAACATTAGATACTTGTGAAAAAATATCCTTACGGGTTGGCGATGCTTTGCAATTTCCGTTAACCAAACAGGCTTTAATAGATTCTATATCTGTATATAATGTCGCTACTTTATCTGAAATAGCAGATAAA